AACTCGTACCATCATTACTATCGTTACCTGTTGCATTGTTGACGTAAACTTCTTTAAGTCCACTACTGCCACCAGGTATAGTTATGTTTCCACTTCCTAGTATGCTTTGATTATTTATTGTTTTTATATTTTCACCACTAATTAATACGTCTTGTTTATTATTTTGTAGAACTATAATATCATCAGTGTTTTGTTGTATTGCACTTTCAATCTGTTGCTTATCTGTTGGAGTCAATGGTTCGGTATTATCAGGGTCTCCCGTATATGTTCCGCTTGCTATGTATTTATTTACTGGCGAAGTTGACTGAACTAAAATATTTGTATCTGCATCATATCCATATACACCAATTTTTATTATTCCTTCTGCTAGTGTAGCTTCACGTGGTACTTGTGCGACATTATCAGTTATTAACATATCATAACTATTATCTTCTACAAAATATCTTACTTTATTTACTAACCCATCAAACTCCGCACTTAATTCAACTTGTACAGTATGAACGTTATAATCTCCCACGTTCCAAACTTCATTCTCTTTTATTTCACAAATATCTTTATTAACTTTTAAAATCATACTATTCCTCCTTTACTTTAAAATATCTGTTTTTACAATTTTCCAATTTTCTATTTTTCTTTTTAATGTATGACAGTAATCATTCCCACCTAAATTTTCATACATCTTCATTGAGTTTAACCAATTTTTATACACGTAATCTGGTATTTCTTCAATAGAAGCATATTTATAATAAGTATTAGTTAAATTATTTTGTAATATAGTCATTAATGCATCTTTTAAAATTTTACTTTCTTCTTCTTTTTGATTTAATTTGTTTTTATAATTTTTCATACTATTTAAACAATACCCCAAAACACTACTAACTGAGAATGTTAAAATTGTATTCAAAAAAAGTTGTGTCATAAATTATCCTTCCCCGACCTAGTCCTGACCTATCTTTGATAATTATAACACGACTTACTATTTTTTTCAAATTAATTGTTTATCATAACTCTTAATTTATCTAATTCTTTTTCTATCTCATTTATTGTATTATTTATACTAATTATTTCTTTTTTCACTTTTAATATACCTAATTTATATAATAACCACATAATACCTCCTATTTTAATTCTGAATCTATTTCATCAATTAACAAATCAATATTATCTAATATGTATTGTTTTATTACTTCTCTATCAATATTGAATCCTTTATCTTCTTTTAAACAATGTAACATAAGAATTATAACTTCCATATTACCCTCCTATCCTGCTATTCTTTCACAATAATTACGTGAATGATTTTTCATACAGTTATTTACTGCTTCGTTTGTTTCTTTTGTTAAATTAACACATACTATAATGAACACTGCTATTCCTAATACTATTAATAAACTCTTTACTATTCTCATTATATCAATAGCAGGAATCGCCTCAACTTTCTTGTTTAATTGTTTTTTGTGATTCTGATGTATTATATCTAACATCTTTTTGCTTTCTAAATCGTTCATTTTTCTCTCCTACCTTTCTGTACATTCTAATTGTAGCATATATTTGTTAGTTTGTCAACACTTTTTTATAAAAAAAGAACTTTTTTTGTTCTTTTTAATTAATCTGTCGTTTTTGTGTGATGTAATATAATAATAATTTCTCAAAAACCATTTTAATTTTTAGTATTTAGTATAAATGCAACCCTTATATAAATATCATTTGCAACAACCCAATTTGCAACAGAAGTTCCACCGCTTCTTTGAAGCCCAATTACTATATCTCCACCATTAGCATCAACAATTGCACAATATGGGGTCTCATCTGTGCATCCTGAAGCTTCTTGGATAATACCAAACGACTCCCAACCTTGCAAGTTGCTTGAAGTAACACTAGGAATATTAAATTTTATTCTTGCATAAGCAGGGCTACTTATCGCAGTAATATTTCCTCGTAAAACTACAGTTCCCACAACTGTTGAATCGTTTATATATTTGGATTTACCATATCGTGTTGAATAAGTCATAGTTGCATTCATCAACGTTGGTGTAAATGATAAATAATCACCCCCCGAAATGAAATCATTTACAACATTTTTAATTTCATTCATATCACTATCTGTTACTTTATTAATGTCTGGTATTTCTGTATTTTCATTTATTGCTACTTTATCTGCATATGTTATTTTATTCATATTTTACCTCCTTAATCTACATATACACTCTGAGTTATTTTGTAATATTTTCCAATTTCTAGCTCAGGTCTTATTGTATTATAAATAGTGTTTTCATCATTTGAAATAAAATCTATACTTGTTATATTCTTATTAACATATAATATAAATTCGGTATACGCTTCTCTTACTAAATCAAAATTTATATTTTGTATTTTAAATGAATTGTCACCATAATTTATTCTTATTTTGGTTGCTTTTGCATTGTTATAATCTTTTACACTAGAAACACTTAAATTAATTCTATTTGAACCTTGTTGATTAAATATAGGATTGTTAGAATCATTATTATTAATCATTCTTAAAGTAACATAGAAATTAATGTTTAAGTTTTCATAAATGTTTTTTGTAATTTCTTCTTGATTATTCATTAATACATAATTAGTTTCCCCAACTAAACTTTGATTATATATTATTATATTATTTAAGTTAGTATTTGGAATATTTAAAGTTGAAATAGTGGTATTTGCATTTATAACTTTATTATACAAGTTTCTAGCAAAAATCATTTTATTATCATTATCATATAATCTTGCTTTATTAGGTACTAATGAATTTATATTTGTATATCCTTCACCATTATAATTAATAGAATTATAATCAAAACTAACTTTTTTAGTTGTAGGCGTTTCATCATACATCGGAGCGTACATATTAACTAAGTTATAATTACTTTTATAATAATAATCTGCGTAAGCATACAAAGGATTTATTGTAGTTGCTCTTGTATAAGTTCCGACAAGTTTTTTTGTGTATGAATCATCGCTAGCAATATAACCAATAGACACTTTATATAATGGATAATCAATGAAATTTTCAAAAAAGAATACACCATTATTAATTTCACATAATGTAATAGTAGTTAAATAATAACTACCGCCACTCGCTAATGATTGAACTTCATAGATTTTTTTTAATTGATTACCATTAACTTTATAAATGATGTCTAACCCAGTAGATGGATTTATTATATACATATAAATATTATTAATATCTTTTACAAATACTTGTGAACCTGTAGCGTTTGCTTGACTTGGTAATGTAATGCTTTTTTTTAATGTTACATCTTCACCTTTTATTTCATAATCATCATAAACCGATGGATTTGCCGTACTTAATGTATAATAACGTAGAGCCTCTTCACCCGATGATTTGTCTAATTTTGCATCGAATCTTACTGCAGAATATGTAGGAACTGTTGCTTCTAACCATTCATTTTCTGCTCCCACATTTATAGTAAATCTTATAATTTTATCTTTAGAATTACTGTTATCACGTAATATTATATAATAAACCGCTCCATCTGGTGATTTTATTATTCTATTCTGTCTATACGGAGTTTGACTATAGTTGTGAGGCACAATATAACTATTTCTTAATATTGCTTCATAATTTCCACTAATTAAACCACTTGAAAATATATTATTAAATAACAATACTCGTGATACAGGATTAGGGTCATTGACAGTAATTGATAAACCATATAAATTATTATCTTCTCCTTGATTTAATGCTGTTATTGGAAATAATTTTGTTCCACTGGCAAATTCAGTTATCATTTGTATTTCATTTAAGTCACCATCTACTAAATATATATAGCCATAATATGGACTTGTTGAAGTGTCGGCATAAAATCCATATATTAAATAGTTATCATAATTAGAATTATATATTTTTCCTAATATCAAACAATTATAAGGATTGTTTAAATTGCTCATTATATTAGCATATATATTATTATTTAATGTTTCTATTTCACTGTCAATAATAGGATAATTTTGTCCATTTTCCAATTCTAAATTGCCAGTTAAATATTTTAATAAGTTATCTTTATAATCTTGTGTCATAATACCTCCTATTGTGTAAATGGTGCATTTAATGGAGCATTTAATATATTATCCCCAACTGGTGTAATTTCTTCCACTATTAAATTTTCCCATATTATATTTGCACTTACTTCTATATCTATGTTTCTTGTTATATATTCACCTGTGCTAATATTACCTTTTGCTTTATTTCTTTGATTATCAAACCAGTTGATAGCCTTTTCAGAATTATAACTTGATGTTAAAGTATAAACATAGAATACTTCAAAGGTATTATTACCACTAGCATATATTTGAGTTGTTTTACTTTTTACCATATACCATTTTTGCAATTCATTTATTGGAGCATTAAAATATACACTAGAACCAATATTATATAAATTATCTTGATAAGTTTTTATTGTCAAATTAACTTCTGGATAACCTTTATATTTGACATAAGTCTGTGCTATTTGTAATAATTCATCACTTGATAATACATCGTTTCTACTTTCGTATCTTTCTATTACACCGCTTCTACCTGTATTAGTATTAATACGATTTATTTCTTCAATGTTTGATACAACTTGCCTTCCTTCAATCAATGGAGTATATGTTATTTCTATTCTTGTACCTGCTGGGTAAATATTCATACCATCATTACTTGTAAACTTTGCTTCAGTAGGCTTATAGTAAAAATCTGTATCTATTCCTAGTTCTTTATCACTCATAGTGGAGAATGTTTTTTCAACACCATTCACTAATATTGATGTTATACTTCCAATTGGTGTACTTGTAATAAATTCTCTAGTGTAACCGCTAGCAACTAAATTTTCTTTATAATCGATAGAGCCAAATACTTGATTAGAAATTAACGCTTGTTTGTTTCTATAATCAGAAGTAGAATAACTAAAAGATATATCTTGAATATTATGCTCTTCAAAAAAACTCTGAGTATATTCTATTTCTGTTTGTTTAGTCATAAAATCAGGGTCATAAAAGTCTATTGCTATAGTATTTTGGTCTATCATTCTAGTAAACCATTTTGAACTGCTTATTTCAGCAATATACTGAAATACATCATACGCTGACTTGTTTTGTGTATTATAAGCTCCGATAGTATCATCTGCTCCATATATTTCAACATTACCTAAAACAAAACCATAATCGCTTATTTCATCTATTATTAATTGTATAGATTCTAAAATTGTTTTATTATCAATTACAAAATCAAGAATCTTACCTTCGCTTAAGAATGTTTTATAATCTAATATCTCTAAAGAACAGAACTTAGGCTCTCTAGGATTTAAACTTATTTTACCTGTATTCTTTACTACTCCACAAAATATTAATTCATTATCATGATATATCAAGCATTGAGAATAATCTTTTGGGTAGTAAAAATTATTAACATAATCGTGATTTTCTTCCCAACTTTTAGGGTAACAATTATTCAAGATAGTTGAAGAAGTAGAAAGCATTTCCTCTTTAATCTCTACTAAATTATTACAAACTACTTCTTCATTGTCTATATACATTTTAATCATGAAACACCAACTCCATAATTATAATCATTAGGACTTCCACCACTATAAGTTTTAATATTATGAACTAATTGTCCTAATGGGTCTTGTTCAATATTAACATTATTATATACTTGAATATTAGGATTATATGTATTTTGCATTGATGTTATTCTTGTACTATCTATTCCATTTGCATAAGGATTAAACTTTTTAGGTACTACCGCTTCTCCTTCGTGAATCATTGCAATCATATCATCTGGTACATAATTTGTTCCTGTTGCAAGCTTTGGTATTAATGGTATGTTTATACCTTTCCCACCTACACCTGGAACCCATTTAGGTATTCTAATATGATTTAAACCTTTTATAAATGTATTTAGTACTGATATTATTACATTTATAGGTGTCTTTAATATATTACCTATTCCTGACATAATATTCTTAAATATATTAACTACATTTTTCCATGCTGCTTTCCAATTACCAGTAAATACATTTTTTATAAAGTCAATTAAATTACTTATAATATTTTTCATTACATTAATTTGATTCCCTATCCCTTCAAATATTGGTCTTACATAATTGAACATTTCTCTCATTGTTATTGCAAAAATTCCTGCAAATTGTTCTATCATCCATATTAATGGTGGTAATATTACTTGTAATATCGTACTTAATAAATCAATAAATGGTGGTAAAATTGTTGTTAATATTTCAATTAATGGTGATATTATTGCCATTAATATTTTTACCAATGGTTGTATTAAATTTTCTATTAATTTTAATAACGGAAGCAACGATGTTATGATTTGAATTAATGGTGGTAATATCATTTGTATAATCTGCATTAATGGTGGTATTAATGTGTTTAATATTTGAATTGCTATCGGCATTATAATTTGAAAAATATTAGATAATGCCGGCATTATTTGAGTTAATAAACTTTGTAAAGCAGGTGCTATTGTTTGTATAATTTCTAATAAAGGCGGTATTATTACTGGAATAATCTGTCCTAAACCAGAAAATACTTTTTCTCCTACTTTTCCTAATTTTGATATAACACCAGTTAAACCACCAAAAGGCTCTAATGCACCGTTAATTGATTTTATTATATTAGCAACACCTCTAACTAATGCTGTTTTAGCATTTGCAATAGATGTTTGTATACCACCTGTTGCAGTATGTGCTGACTTACTTAAAGCTTCCATTGAACCAGTGCCGTCAGTGTCTAATTTTTGTAAAGCAGCGTTAAATTGGTCAATAGATATACTTCCATCTGATAACCCGTCTTTTAATTCTTTAAACGAAATACCCATAGCTTCTGCTACTTTACTCATTAATCCAGGTATTGCTTCATTCATTTGATTAAAGTCTTGAGCAGAAACTTTACCAGCTGATAAAGCCTGTTTAAAACCATAAATAAATCTATCTACTGCTTCAGTCGAACCATTTGCAAAAACCATTGCACTATCATTTATAGATTTAAACATTGCTTCCGACTTCCCTAAGTCACCCGTTACTGTGAATAAATCTTGAACTCCTGCTACTGCTTGGTCTAATGATGTTGGTAAGCCTCGAACGGATGCGTCAATTCTTTTAATTGATTCAGCTGCTTCATCAGCACTTACGCCGAATAACTCCATTACTTTAGGATAATTATTCATTGTATCGATTCTTTGAGAAGCTCTGTCTACATTTTCAGCAATTAATTCTATTCCTTTTGAAACTGCTTTAGACGCAATATTTCCAATAGCCATTGCTGCAGACATTTTACCAAAAGATGATGTTAGCCCTTTTGTTTTACTATCAATATCCGAAGTATCACCGGTGAATTTTATTAATACTTCACTATCCATAATATCTCTCCTTTCTACTAAAAAAAGTGAGGTTTACCACCCCACCTTAAAGGATTTTTAACTTGATGCAATTTCAGTTCCTTTTCCTATTAATTGCATTTCAAAACTAAATTCTGATTCATCTTCAGCTGCACCACCTAAATCACTAAGATTTAATGATACTTGTGCTTGATATTTAGTATATTCTAACACACCGTTATTTACTCCTGATAATAAATCAAATTGAATTAATATTCCAGAGAATTGTGCAACTTCACCATCTGCAATTAATGTATGAACTTTATTTAGAAAAGAAATATCTCCAACATTATTTACATCTAGTTTTAATGTACCTGTTAATGTAACACTAGCACCAGTAATTACTTTTCTTTGTAAAGAATCACAGAAAACATAGAAGTCCTTTTCCTCTAGCGAGGTTTCAACACCAATTTCAGAAGTTGTACAGATATTTGTAAAAGTTGGTGAATCAGTTGTTCCAGTATTTATTGCTAGGTTTTTTATTAATTCTCTATTATTAATATACCATTCCATGAATTTTCTCCTCTCATTATGATATTCTGTTGACAATACATTGTAAAGTCATTGTATAAGATATTCTTCTTATATCTTCATATTCTATTGTTCTTGGATTAGAAAATTGTTTTATCATTATTTGCCATTGTTGGTCGTTCCATTGAAAATAAATATTATTTCCTATTAGATTACCAATTTTAACACTTACATTTTTAGCATTTTGAATATTATCTCCATAAATGTTTACATCATAATAATTATACAATGGGTCAGTATCCCATAATACAATCTTTTGCCCTGATGCTTCTTGTACGACAATAACTTGTATATCACTATCATTTGTGCTATATTCAGCTCGTATTTTGTAACCATCTACTATAGAACGTAAATAATCAATTAATACTAGGTTCTTATTTTTGATATCTTGCTCACTCATATTATATCTCCTTCTTAGCTGCATTTACAGCATTTGTAAGTATTTTTTTCTTGGCTGTGTGAATTTGTTTATAATACCACTGTGGTTTAGTGCTCTTATTTGTCCAATTAACATCTCTCATTCTCCATACATACTTATCATAACCTGTTCCGCTTAATAAAGAATAAGTTTTGTTATATCCTCTAATAGGTTGTGCCATTTCAGCTCTTGCTAAATTTCCAGTTAAGTATGGATATGCCTTTGTTCTTTTGGTATATTCTCGGGTGAATACTGCGACATTATAAACCACTCTATCCTCATATCTATTAATTTTTGTTATAGGTAGTTTTTTTATCCATTTATAAATAATTCTTACTGCTGTCATTTTACCGCTATTATAATATTTGCAAGTTTGTTCCAAATCCAATTATCTTTAACATCTATTATAGAATAAGTTGTATTACCAAATATTAATTGGTCTCCTTCTTTAACAGGTGTTTTACCTTTAACTATGAAATATCCTTTTGCTTCTGCTACTGTATCAGTGCCAAATTTAACGGACATATCAGCGTTATATGGGCATACTTTTATCTTTACTTGACGTTTATCTTGGTCATCATAATAATCACTTATACCGCGGTTATTTTGTACCAAAATAGCCTTCATTCCATTAACATTAAACATATTAATCACCGAATGGTAGATTTATACCCATATTATAATTAATTGGATTTCCTCTATATAATAACCCAGCATTGCCTAAAATTCTAAGTGCGTCTTTTGATATATCACTTATTAAATCGCTTTTCATTGCTCCTGCTTCTATTGAACCACGATTATCTAAACTAGGGATATCATATTCTTCTATGAAACGCAATTGTTCCATGCTTGCGTTTTTAACAGCCTTAGGGCAAGATATAGGAGTCCAATTAGGATTTCTATATCTTACACCTATTTGACTGTAAATCATCTCGCATGCTTTTTCAATTTTCCATTCCTCTTCAATAGTCATATTATATTTGTTATTAAATTCTTCTATTGTAAAGAAAGTCATTTAAAGACCTCCTTCCTTATTATTCTGCTACTAATTTAACTATTGCATTTGGTTCAACAACTTTTGCTCCAAACATAATGTTTCCTTCCATTACATAGTAGCCTGGGAAACCTGGATAATTGTTGTTGTATTCTACGAATGAATCGAAGAATGAATCACCAACTACTGCTAGTGGATTATAGAAATATCCTTTTACAGCTCCTAACATTGTATCATTAATTGGGAATATTTGAACTCCGTATGCTTCATCAACTACACCCATATCAACACCTTTAACTCCAACTTCTGTTTCAAACTTAAGAATTGAAGTAAGTGCTGAAGCCAATTTTGCATGTTCTGTAGCAGCAAGTCCTAATCTATAATCACTATATACATTTTTATTAAATAAATTTGCTTTTAAATTATTTAATATTTCAATATAATCATCTTGAGTTGCTGGTGCCCAAGTTGCTGTTTCAGTAACTCCATTTGCTAATACAGTACCAAATCCATAAGTGTCAACTCTTTTAGCAACTGCTTGGTCTTTTTTAGCCATTGCATCTTCTAGAGTATTAATAAAGTTAGTTCCTGATACTAATAATGGAATACGAATAGAATAGTCCATTGGTAATTCTGTTAAGTCTACTTTTTCATTACCATATCCTAATAGTCCTGGTGTAAGAGCAGTTGTAATTTCTTTTGTGCTTCTTACATTAACAGTAGCCTCTCCTGATTTTAGAATTTCAATCATTGGAGTACCTGCTGTTCTTAATTCTCCAATATAATTTGGATTTAAAAATTTGTAAAATTGTGAGTTATATAGTAAAGATTCATAAATACGTTTTGCAACACTTTGTAAATCTAATTCATAAACTCCTGCTTGTGTATAATTCATAATTATTTCCTCCTAATCAAATCTTTTAAACTTGTTTTTCTTGTTATTTTTATTTCTTCTTTTGGTTTTACTGTCGAATTAAAACTTGTTTCGTTTGGTATCTCGGTCTTCTTATCAGGTTCAGGAAAATAGGTCGCTTTATATTTTTCCTTAATCATTGAAATAGCTTTTGCATCGTCCTCTTCATCTTTAAATAATGAATTTCTTAATGCTGATATTTCTTCTAGATTTTCTTTCTTAAACCCTTGAGACACCATTTCTACTTGAAGTTTTAAACCTCTAGTATTATTAGTTAGTTCTGTGTTTCTTGATTCAATATCATTGTAAGACTTTTCAAGTTTATTGTATTTCTCTTCTAATTCCATATAATTTGCAGTGTTTTCTTTTATGGTGTCTTTTCTTACCTTTTCAATTTCATCACTTGAAACATAGCCCTTTCTAATATCTTTTTCCAACTTTTCGATGTTAATATCATCGTTGGATAGTTGGATATCCTTGTTTGTGATATACTTTGATATATCCATAATTTCTTCCTCCTATTTGACGTCATTTTTTCGGAAGTGCATTGTTCACTTAAAGTTTATAGACATTCAAGCGAACCTGCTGGTCTTTATTTTATCTATATATTGCTACCACCTGTTTTTTTAACGATTCAGTTGGTAATTTATCTTTTAAATCTCTTATAGATTTATTTATTTTATTTCTATACTGATTTAACTTGTCTACTTCATCTTGATTACCTAGATTAGTCTGTATTTTAATATCAGTTAGAACTTCTTCTTTTTTTAGTGTAAGACTATTAACTTTTTGCCTTATATCATATTGCTCATTTAATTCTGCATCAGTATAATCAGGTCTATTAAATACTGTATCATCATCATAAAATGTTATTTCACATTTACAATTAGGATGTAATACATCTCCCTGTTGTTTGCTTGCTTTACCTAACATATTTATAACATCTTCTTTAGTATATACTTGATTCTGATGTTTTATACAATAAGAGCAACTAAAAGGATGGTACGGTATCCAAAACATTTTATTACCTACTATATCAGCATCATATAAAGTCATATTCCATCCAGCACGTACTAAATTAACATTATGTACCATAGCATTATATGTACTTAACTGTACGTGCCTTTGTATTTTATTTGTATTCTTATAATGATAAGGTACAACCTCATTAGAATACTTAGCAACTTTATTTTTAAGGTAATTTTGCTTATCATTTTGATACACTGGTGAATGTATAGAAGTATTATATTCATTAGTCTTTATATCTTTAAACTTTTCTTCATACTTCATAACTTTTTTTCTATCATCTAGAGGTGCTATTATATCATCTTTAGTAAACTCTACTTTATCAGTTAAGCCTGTATTTCTTTGATGAACTATTGATTGATATTTTTCAACCTCTTCATCAATAAAGTTATAATTAGTATCTTTCCAAATCTTTTTTAGTTCTTTCTTAAAATGCTCTGTACTTCTACCCTCATCAAGACATCTAAAATATAATTCTTTTGTTTTATTTTGTAACTTGCTAAAATGTAAGTTAACTTTAAATACACTTTCAGCAATATAACTATATTTCTTCATATGTCATCCTGATATCTTCACGTTCTTCATTATACGCTTTTACAATACTATCAGCATCTGTTTTTTCATCAATTAACTTATTAAGTATTGGCGTTAATATTTTTGCACGTGTACTATATGGAATTGACATTGTTCTTTGAATTGCTTGTAATGTACTTATCTTTTTATTATCATCAAGTTTTTCATTGTCTCCATAATCCCATACCAAATCGCTTGGTATTCTATTATCTTGAATATTTAATAATTCTTGTAATTTAACTATGTTCTCTATTAAGTGATTAACTTGAGGTTCTATTTGCTTTTTAATAGCCTCAATAGTCATTTCAGTTAAATTCATAGATAAATCAACACTAGCAACATTTTGATAATTATCTTTTTCATATCCGAATGTTGCTGGACTTAAATTAGCCATTTGAATAATTTGATAATCACAGAACTTAAATGTATCAACATAATCGTTTACTCTTAAATTACCCTGTAAATATTCAAATACACTATGTTCTTTATCACCTGGCAATAATGTAAAGAAGTCTTGTAAATTACCAACACTAATAGTTTTAACATCATATATATTTGCGCTTGGTTGCCATTGATTATAGATATCTCCACTTTGAAAGTGTTGAGTTGTTGCTATTCTTGTTTTTGTTTTTTGTACCTCTTCACATAAAGTATTATATACTTCCATCTCTTCATTTAAGAACTTAATGCTATCCTTAAAGAAGTCTTGTCCTGTATCTATATTAATTAATACTTCATAAGGTAATTCATATACTCTTTGATATTCTGTATCATTAATTTCATTGAATGCTTGTAAAGACATTTCTTGCCATTCTCCACGTTGTTTTTCTCTTTTGTAAGCAGTAAATACTATTTCAGTTTTACCATCTTCCATTTCTATATGTCTTTTTAAAGCATAATCAAATTCTTCACCTTCAAAATCTTGTATAATATCACAACTATATACTTTGTCATATTTTTGTACTAGATTATGGATATCACATTTTTTTATACATTCTAAATATACTTTATTTTCAAATTTATGTATATATATAAAACTTTCTTTTTCATATACAGCAAGTTCTAATGCTTCACCTAATGTAGGCATTAACCAATTAATATCAAGTCCTTCTGTTTGTGTTAATAAATCACTACCAAATAATTGATTTCTAATGTATGTTCCTATTTTTTTTGCACTTGGTGCAAGTACATATCTTTCATCATTAACTATATTTGGTTTTCCATTTGTTATACCTGGATTAGTTATTTTTACATTAATCTTGATATAAGGTGTTTGTAAAGGGTTAAAATGTCTTAATTTTCCTAACATGTTTTATCCTCCTATACTTCTATACCTGTTTCTAATGTTGTTCCCCAATAAGTTTTTCTATTCTTTTCATCATTCTTTAATAATCTTATTGGTTTAACTACTACTCCTGCTATAACATTTTTGAATAATTGCTTTTTAAAATAAACTCTAATAGCATAACTATTTTGTGCAGGTGCCTCGTCCTCACTTATTCTTAATTTTTTAATAAGAACTCCATTATAGTACAAGTACAATTTCCATTTCTTTTTTTTCATTTAAACCTCCAAAAAAAGCATAAGGTCGTCCCCTATGCTCCCAATTGCACCATAAAAGGCCAATTCACTGCACTTCCACGATATAATAATAACATAATATTTATTATTTGTCAACTTTCCTATTTTCAACAAAAACGTAATGGTCTTCATATATCCTGTATACTTCACTTTCATGACATGCTCTACAAGGTACTACAATTTCAAGTGGTATTTCTAATGCTATCCCATGTTTTTCTATTACCTTTATTATATCATCATAATTAATCTCCATTAAAAACCTTTTTGATTTTTTGCATTTTATTTTGATTTTAACACCTTCCATATTTCCTTATTCATATTATCATCTCCCTTATAAATGATTGAGGGCAGATAAGGGCTACCCTCAATTACATTATAACATGTTTTCAATGCTTATACAACTGGTGCTCTTCCTGTATCTTTAAACTCTGCTAAAATATAAGAAAGTCCATCCCGCGAATGGTCAAATTCTTTAACATAACAGTTTATTCCTTCGCGTTCACTTCTTAACTTATCATAATGGTAAGATTCTAACTCTTCTAAACTTATATCATGCCCATTAAAAATCGGTGCCCCATCTTGTTCAAAATGTCTTATACAATTATGTTCCATAATATATAATTTTTCTTTGTAAAACAAACTTTGCAAATATTGATTATCTCTATCTACACTCCCAGGGCCTTTTTTTGCTAATATGTGTCTTATTCCATCAACTTCAAGTCTATTATGAAAGTGAGCTGCCTCGCTGTCTATTACCAATGTATTTACTGGAACATGTGGATATTTATCATGTAAATAATTAATAAATTTTTTCAGTTGGTCAGAATAATATTCAGTTGTAGGTGTATCTCCCTCTACTTTAGGGTCATGATAATAACATTCAAGTCTTATAATATTCCATAGTCTTGTTTCTTGATTTTGTGCTAATGCTATTGGAACAAATACAGTAGGGTTTACACTACCATAATCACAACCAATGCCTATTTCTCTTATTAAATACTTTTCTTTTAATTCATCTTTATTTATTTTAGGGATATAATTGAATAATTTTCCTGAGCCAATAACCCATTTATTAAATACTTTTTGGTCTCTTAAACTTCCGGCCGGAAAAGACTTTACCGCTTCTTTTATCTTTTCTTCTGTATCTAATACTGGATTATCATAAGGAAAGAAAACATACTTTACCCAATCTCTATTATCAATATAATCTTTTTTGTACGGATGATTCTGACTTCCTTCCACATTAAAACTATCTATTCTTTTATAATATGGATGTCCTGCATAACTCATCATACGTCCAGGTATTTCATTAAATGATTCTCTTAATTGACCTTGTGTATATATTCTAGCTGCTTCATCTATCCAACAAAATACCAATGGTTTACCTAATATTCTATTAAATGACAATTTAGTATTAAATCCAAAAAAGTAGAATCTAATATTAAATATCTCTAAATATTTATCTTGTTGTCCATATTTTAAAGTATAATGTTTATATTTTATTTCTTCTAATATCTTCACTAAATTATCAACTATATTTGATTTTACTGTGTCGGTCGTCCACCCTATAATAGCGCCATTATATTCACGTGGTAAATAATCTTTCTTCTTACGTTGCTCTTTTTCGTAATTATAAAGGTTCTCAGCATACTTTATAAGTGATAAGCATATATCGTATGTCTTACCACTTTGTGTGCTTCCTAATACACTTATATTTGGTATATTAGGGTTTATTATATCATTATAAAGTGCTATCTGTTTCTTTGATAATATCATCTGTCTGCTCCCCTTGTGGTGCAGTTATCTTTTTTAATCTTTTTTTGTTTTTAGTTAGTTTTTGAGTTGTTTTACCCTGACATTCATTTGATTGAATA